TATATATATATATTTATAAATAAATAAATAAATAAATATATATATATAGAGAGAGCCATCAAAAAAACGTGTAACTAAATAACTAAAGTGGCCAGAAACCTTGATATATAAGGGTTTGTAGTGGTTATTTACGTGATAACTAGGCAATTAACCGAATAACTATTAGGAGATATATGACCACAGAATCACTAATTCAAAATCAAATTCGAGTAGAACTATCAAAAGCTGGCTACATGGTATTTAGAATTAACGTTGGAAAAGTCAGAATGGCTGATGGACGTTGGTTTGATACTGGAGCACCAAAAGGTTTCTGTGACTTGTTTGGATTTAGACCAGATGGACAGATATTTTTCATCGAAGTAAAAAATGAAAAAGGTCGTGTGAGAGACGACCAAAAGAAATTTATGGATGCCATGAAAAAACGAGGAGCACTCGTAGGAGTGGCAAGAAGCGTTAAGGATGCAATGAGGATAGTTGATGGTAAAACGGTGGAATGACCATATGGCTGGCATTAAATATGCACCAAGACCATATGAAGAGCATATAACTTTGTTAGAGCGTGTAGAATATTTCAATCATTGGTTTTATGCTACCCATCAAAAGAAAGGTGCGGTGGCAATTAAACTAGGAATTAGTGATAATAAACTCAATCGCATACTGACACTTGAACAGTTACCAGATGATGAATTATTAGGAAGGATGATGGTATTATGCAAAGGAGTATGACAATTATTAGACTTCAAAATCCATACATGGATGAAACTATCAAGGTGGAAGAAGACTATAAACGTATCTTGGACATACTGAAATGGATTGAGGAAGGGAATATGGATTATCTTCAGCTACAGCAGATTGAACCAAAAAAAAGAATAATAACTATCAGCCCTAAGAATTTCGCAAAGATTGATTACTATGAGTCGGAGGAAGTAGAAGATGAAGTATAAAGTAATAACATATTTTGATCACATGGAAGATGATGTAGAAATTTATGATAGCAAGGATGAAGCTATCAAGAGAGTGCATCATCTACGAGGTGTTAAATATAGAAATTTAAAATTATATAAAGTGGAAATGGTTGAGGTGGCTAAAAAACCCCTCTAAAATCGATTTTAAGGCGTGTGTTTTGCTAGGTAGTATAAATAGACTAGAGTACCATTAAAAACGCACTATACCCCCTTAAATTGAGAATTAGGGGCATCCATATATCTCGAACCAGAACGTTAAATCGTCTGTAATCAATTTAAAAGTGTGGGTGCCATTAAAACTTAAAGGAGAATAAACGATGATTACTAGAGATGAAGCAGTTAAGAAGATTGCAGCTGAGGACTTAATTCCTAAACCTGTAGTGCCACAATATGTGGCTGATTGGTATGAGAAACATAAAGATAACTTTGAAGAATACCTATTTCAATGTATCCATGATGTTGTATATTTTAATAACGTTGTATATTTTAATAACAGAGTCGAAGTAAAATATTTTAAAGATTGGCTATCTATTGTTGATGGTTTTATGAAGGACGAATTCAAAGCTTGGACTTATGAGAATGGAGCTATCAAAACACTCATCAACATGCACCTGTTTGGGTATGAGGTGAAAGAAAAACGATATGGTATTTGACTGTGGAAGTGGAAGAGGTGTAATATGCGAAAAATAGATCTGATAGCAAAGATTAACGAGTGGGCAGACGAACGCAACTTAAAACAAGCTGACCCTAAGATACAGTGGATGCGTGTAACGGAAGAAGTCGGTGAAATTAGGGATGTACTCTTGAAACCGACTAAATTCACAGACCCACAAATGGCACTTAAAGACGCAATTGGAGACACACTAGTGACGATTATCGTATTGGCACATCAATTAGACCTTGATGTTACTGAATGCCTTGGTATTGCATACGAGGAAATTAAGAATAGAAAGGGAAAGATGGTAAATGGAACGTTTGTTAAAGAGGACGACCTATAGAGCCATTGCCTTACTACAATTATCAATGTCAGTGTATATTACAAGCTATTTGAAAGGAAGAGGACAATGAAGTACGTAGAGTACGCAGGACTGACCAAAGAATTACATTCAAGGGTCGTGGTTGAATTTAAAAATTTGAAAGAGCAACACCATAGAACATTAACAAAGTACGTGATGGAAACAAAGCAGTGCAACAGATTGCAAGCTAGAAAATATTGTCAAAGATTTGATAACGTGGTTAAAGAGCGTTCGAAACTGTCAACTACCACGTTGGATGATATGAGCGAGTATCTTACAGACGGTCTAGTTAATGACTTGAAAGAGTATCTATTAGAGAACTACTCTACTAAACGTGTCTCTTGTAAACGAGATGCTGATAAAACTAACGCAGGGCTTACAGAGGAACTTTTTCAACAATACCGCAAGGAAATCCAAGAGTTAAGAGCAGCACATCCAAACCGCATCGTGTCACATATCATGGAAGTGAAAGGATGTTCATATAATAAAGCTAATTCAATCCGCACAGCAATCTGTACAGTATACTCAGGAATTGGCAATTTAACACCTCGCAAGGTAATCCAACTTGAAGGTCTTCTATCTAGAGAGCTATTTGGCAAAATAGCTAAATATGTATTTAATAAGTATGAATGGCCTGAGAGCCTAGATAGTGAAATTGATCGCATCTATTTAGAATATCGCACTAAAGGTGATTTAGGTCTTGAAAAGGAAAGTGTCAAGCGTGCGCTATATAAAGCGATTTCTATGGGCTTGTGAGGGTTCGACTCCCTCGCTAGCTGTTAGTCTGTCGTGACTAGGTAACTTTTTTTCGACACTCGCATCGCTGACAGACCGATGCACAAACCCAGTAAATATTTTATAGAAACGAGGAAACCAATTTTACTCTAGTCTTGCATTGCTGGTAGCAAGGAATTTAAAATAAAGGAGGTGGTAAATAAAAAAAAAGCCCAAGGCAAAGATTGCCGAGAACTATTTGACAACATTATTATACCATGAAAAAGGAAAGACAATTTATGAGAACAGTTGAGCGGTTACAAAGAATCAAAGCACTTGATAGATACATCGACAGTCAGATAGAGCAAATTAAGAGACTGGAATCACAAGCGCTTAAGGTCACATCTGGTTCAATGCATACTGACATTGTTCAGGGTGGAAAGCGTAAGGGCAAAGATGATATTTATGTGGAACTTATAACGGCTAAGGAAGAATTAGAACGCTTCACAGCTGAAGCTATCAAACAGAAGCTAGAGTTTCGTAGACAGATAGCAAATATTGAGAATATAGATGCTAGGTCTTTGCTTCAAATGGTATACATTGACCAACTTGGTATCTGGCAGATATGTGACAAGTTAGGGATTAGTAGAGCTACGTACTACGTTAAACTAAGACAAGCTGAGAAATATCTAGATTAATTAATACGGCATAATATTTTAGGCATGGTAATATAGTATTATCGAATCAGAAGGACACAGTAGTGTTCTTCTTTTATTTTACTCAAAGAGGAGGGAAGCCAATGCCAATGGTAAGACGTTGCAAGGCAGATGGATGCCGTTCCTTAACAGAGAGACCATCACACTACTGTACTATACACAAGAGTATGGAAGCACAAGAGAGACAGAGATACTCACGCACTAGATACAACAAGAGAGTGAGGAACCGAGACGATGAGACTAAAGAGCGCTATGCATTCTATCGGTCAAGGACGTGGTCTTCTATTCGGAAGGTAGCACTAGAGCGTGACAACTATCTGTGTCAGTACTGCTTAGCATTAGACGTAGTCACACCTGATGCACGTATAGGTGACCACGTCACACCTGTTGAGATAGCACCAGAGCTTAGAACTGAAGTTTCAAACGTAGTAGCAACGTGTAGAAGCTGCGATAACACCAAGAGGACTTTAGAACAAGAAATCTATGGTACTGGTCAAAACAGAACGAAACAGAACACTGACCTACGACTTTCCGTGGCAGCGTGGGCGGGTTTAATAGCCCGTAAAAAGGCGGACGTCGTTAAACCCCTCTAAAACGCCCGTAGCGCGATTTTAAATAAGGGGTGGTATATTTACCCTATGTGGGGTATAAAATCGACCCCCGCCCCCTTCTCGCGCCTTAGGAGAGCCACTACAAGGTATTTTCTTACGTCACGCACAATTTTTGAGGATTTTTAAAAGATGTCATGATTCAACTAGAGAGGAGAAACGATGAGTGGTTAAGAATCCGTACTATCAACAAAATAACGGACGCTTACCCAGCGACCCGCCAAACCACTTAGGAACAGTGGCAAGGGAAGTTTGGCGCAAAATCGTTCCGTTTTTAGAAAGCACAAATAAGGTTCAACGCATTGATACGTTTTTGGTTGAAACTTACTGCACGAATTATGAAATTTACAAACTCGCTTATGAGGATATTAAGCAAAATGGCATTCAGCAGGAAATTAAAAAGCCGATTCAAGCGCAAGGGTCTGGTAAGGTTCTCGGTGAGCAGTCGCTTGGTTTTAAAAAGAATCCAGCGGTTGCTACTATGAAGGACGCTGTAGACACTTTAAATAAAATCGGTATTCAGCTTGGTTTGACACCAAAAGGACGTCAAGAGTTGATGGAAATTGCTGGCGAGGAAACGAACAAGGCTTCAACAGCAGATATGCTGAAGGAATTTTTGGGGAAATAAAAAGATGTCTATTATATTGAAAGGGGGTGATTAATAGTAAATGAAAACAAATCTAACAAAAACTCATGATATAGATGCAGCATATAATGAATTTGATTTTTCAGATGTTGCTCGAAAATATCAAGATGATGGCACAAAATATTGCTTTGATGTTTTAGAAGGTCGAATAGTCGCTGGTTACATGATTAAATTGGCGTGTTTCCGTCATTTAAGAGACCTACAACGACAAGGTAACGACGACTTTCCATATACCTATGAAACGACTGAAGCGGACAAACTATTGAGATTTGCTAAGATATGTCCAAACGTAGACACTGGTGAGCCTACACAGTTGATGGCTTGGCAAAAGTTCATCCTATGTATGCTTTTTGGATGGAGAAATGCCAACGGTGGTAAACGCTTTAGTCGTGCTATTGTTTCTGTTGGTCGTGGTCAAGGTAAAACGTATCTGATGGCTATTCTAACGGCTTATTCATATTTTATTGAAAGCCTCGGACTTTCCAATCAGGACTATTTGGTTACATCAATCAACTTCAAACAAACAAACAAGTTGCTTGGTTACATCAAATCCATGATGAAGCAGATAATTCAGAACGAACCTTTCAAAAGTTTGGCAGTCGAGACTGAGTTGGGCTTGCATAGTGATCAAGTCATCATGAAAGCAAACAACAACGTTTTAAGAGCCATATCAGCAGAGAGTGGTCAATATGATAGTTTTCATTTTACTTGAATGAACAACCGCTATTTTCGATGAAATCGGAGAAATTGAAACAAGGGATGCAGTTTCTAAGATTGTTTCTGGGCAAGTTAAAGTTCCAAACCGACAATTCATTCAAATTTCTACTGCTTATCCAAACCCATCAGTTCCTTTCAGGGAAGACCAAAAAATCATGCAACAAGCCATGGAAGATGACGACAATAGAGATGCTGATACATACCTTTGCTTAGTTTGGTCGCAAGACAACCTTGATGAAGTCTTTCAACCAGAAACATGGGTGAAAAGTAATCCGCTTTTAGATTTAGATCAAGAGCGTGACAACCTCATGAAAGGGTTGATGGATAAAAGGGATAGCGACCTTTTAAGTGGTAACCTCGCTGACTTTCAAGTCAAGAACATGAACTGCTGGCTATTAGCTGATAGCAATAGCTTTCTCGATTTAAAAGATATTGAGAATGCAGTCGTAGATGACTTTGACATCAAGGGTAAGCGAGTTTATGTAGGATTGGATGCATCAATGTTCAGCGATAATACAGCCATTGGCTTCGTCTATCCATACGTTGGTGAAGATGGAAGTCAGAAATGGCACATAGAACAGCACAGTTTCATTCCTTGGCAACAAGCAGGCTCGCTTGAAGCTAAAATGGAAAAAGACGGTGTTAACTATCGAGACTTGGAAGCCAAGGGTTTTTGTACAATCACAAGTCATCCAAAAGGTCTTATCAACTCTGAAGAAGTGTACCGTTGGTTTTGTGAGTATGTCGAAGATAATCAACTTGACGTCGTTTTCTTCGGCTATGATGCACTGGGTGTTTCTAAACTAATCAAGGCGTTGGAAGCTAATACTAGTTTCCCTATGATGCCAATTAGACAGCGTACAAGCGAATTGAAAGACCCTACAAAATTCCTTCAAACACTGTTCATTGAAGGAAATATCACTCGCCTTGATGATGAAATTATGCGTAAAGCCTTGATAAATGCGGTAATCAAAGAAGATAACATCGGTATTCAGGTCGATAAAATGAAATCCACTTACAAGATTGACGTTGTGGATGCTCTTATCGATGCTTTTTACGATGCCATGTACGCATTTGAAGACTATGCAATCACTAACAATCCAACATGGAAAGTCGAACATATGAGCCAAGAGGCAGTTTTAGCATGGCTAAAAAACCCAGAAAGTGGGCTATTAGAGGAGTATTAAATACATGATTTTGAAGTTTTTTAAGGCAATTTGGGCTATTTTCGACATTTTAATGTTCATTTTAGCTGCAATTTCACTCAATATAACCACTTACCACCTTGGCTATGTATGGTTTGGCATTAGCATGACAATCACGTTCATACTAGCAGGATTAGTGAGTGAGCTAGCTTCGAAAAATAGCTAGAAAGGAGGTGATAACAAATGCCAATATTTAATATAACGAATCTTGCAACAGAGAGCCCACCAATCAGTCAAGGGGGCTTTTTTGATATTACTGATCCAGAGTTTTTAGCTACTATTCAGGGTAGTGAGTGGGTATCAGCCGAAACTGCTCTTAAAAACTCGGATTTATTCTCTATTATCAATCAATTATCTAACGACCTTGCAACCGTTAAACTGACAGCCAGTCGGAAACAATTACAGGGAATCATTGATAACCCGTCAAACAATGCTAACCGCTTTAATTTCTATCAATCTATCTTTGCTCAAATGCTACTTGGTGGGGAAGCCTTTGCTTATCGATGGCGAAATGAAAATGGGCGGGATATGAAGTGGGAATATTTGCGACCGTCTCAAGTATCATTCAATCGCTTGGATAATAAAGATGGAATTTACTATAACATCACTTTTGACGACCCACGCATTCCACCAAAACAGCACGTCCCACAAGGTGACGTCTTACACTTTAAAATGCTATCTGTGGATGGTGGTTTGACAAGTGTAAGCCCGTTGATGGCTCTTAGTAGGGAGTTGAATATACAGAAAGCCAGCGATAAGCTGACGCTTAACTCTCTCAAAAACGCCTTAAATGCCAATGGTATTTTGAAGATTAAAGGCGGTGGCTTGCTTGATTTTAAAACTAAACTCTCACGCTCACGGCAAGCGATGAAGCAAATGCAAGGCGGTCCGTTAGTGCTGGATGATTTAGAGGAATTCACACCGCTTGAAATTAAGTCGAACGTGTCTCAACTGCTTAAGCAAGCGGACTGGACAACTGGACAGTTTGCTAAGGTCTATGGTATCCCAGAGAATGTAGTTGGAGGTCAAGGAGACCAACAATCATCGCTGGAAATGAGTTTAGATCTCTATAACAAAGCAGTATCACGATACTTAAGACCATTTATCGGTGAGCTATCTCAAAAACTATCCTGCGATGTAGATGCAGATATTTTGCCGGCTGTTGACCCTACTGGCTCTAATAGTGTCAGTCGGATTAATAGCATGGTTAAAAGTGGCACACTCGCACAGAATCAAGGCTTGTATATTTTGCAACAAGCTGAAATTTTACCTAAAGAGTTGCCAGAAGGGGAAAACCCTAATAAGACCACATTGAAAGGAGGTGAGATAAATGGGGAAGATTGACATTAAAGGCTATATAGTAAGCAATGACGATAGGGAATTCTATGATTTCTATGGCATGACCAGTACCTATCCCAAGATGGTACAAGATGCCATTGCTAACGATGAAGATGAAGAAATTACGCTTAATATTGCTTCAAACGGCGGTGATGTGTTCGCAGCTAGTGAAATCTATACTATGCTTCGAGACAGTGGCAAGCGTATTGTAGTTAATATACAAGGCTTAGCAGCGTCTGCTGCTTCCGTCATATCAATGGCAGGCAATACCGTTCGCATTAGTCCAACGGCGCATATCATGATTCATAAAGCATCTAGCGGTTTCGTTGGGAACAGCGATGACATGGAACATCAATCAGTAGTATTGAATAGCATTGACGAGTCTATCGCTTTGGCTTACGAGATGAAAACTGGTCTTAAACAGACAGAATTATTAGAGCTTATGGCAAAAGAAACATGGCTTAATGCCAAAACTGCTGTTGATAAAGGCTTTGCAGATGAAATTATGTTCTTTGGTGACGATGAAGAACAAATCATGGTTACTAACGCTGTACATCAGATGCCAAGCAAATCAGCAATCAATAAATTTAAAAATATGATTGCTAAACCTAAAACCAATTCTTTGCGTGAGCAAAAATTGAAAATTTTACTTGAAAAATGAAAGGAAAATAATTAATGAAAACATCAAACGAATTGCATGACCTTTGGGTTGCTCAAGGCGACAAGGTCGAAAATCTTAACGAAAAACTTAACGTAGCTATGCTTGACGATTCAGTTACTGCTGAAGAATTGCAAGCTATCAAAAACGAGCGTGACACTGCCAAAATGAAACGTGATATGTTTAAAGAACAATACACAGAAGCTCGTGCTAATGAAGTAGTTAATATGTCCGAAGAAGATAAAAAACCTTTGACTAAAAATGAAGAAGAGGTTAAAGCTGGTTTTGTTAAAGACTTCAAAAACCTAGTCCGTGGTCGCTACCAAAACTTACTTGATTCTAAAACAGACCATTCTGGTTCTGATGCAGGTTTGACTATCCCTCAAGATATTCAAACAGCTATTCATACATTGGTTCGTCAATACGATTCATTGCAAGAGTATGTAAATGTTGAGAACGTAACTACTCTTACTGGTTCACGTGTTTATGAAAAATGGACTGATATTACAGGTCTTGCTAATATTGATGATGAAGCAGGTAAAATTGCTGATATTGATGATCCAAAACTTTCTCTTATCAAATACACTATCAAGCGCTATGCTGGTATCTCAACAGTTACTAACAGCTTGCTTGCTGATTCTGCTGAAAATATCCTTGCTTGGCTTTCTGGTTGGATTGCCAAAAAAGTTGTTGTAACTCGTAACAAAGCTATCTTGGAAGCTATCGCTACGCTTCCAACAAAACCAACATTGACAAAATGGGATGACATCATTGACCTTCAAGCTAAAGTTGACCCAGCAATTAAGCAAACATCATTCTTCTTGACTAATACGTCTGGATTTACTGCACTTAAGAAAGTAAAGAATGCATTTGGTGATTATCTAATGGAACGTGACGTAAAATCACCTACAGGCTATTCAATCGCTGGCTTCGCAGTCAAAGAAGTCGCTGACCGTTGGCTTGCTAACGGCACAGGTGGAGCTATGCCACTATACTTTGGTGATTTGAAACAAGCCGTTACTTTGTTTGACCGTCAACAAATGTCATTGCTATCTACCAATATCGGTGGTGGTGCGTTTGAAACTGACACTACTAAAGTACGTGTTATTGACCGTTTTGATGTTGTAGCAACTGATACAGAAGCGTTTGTACCAGCTTCATTTAAAGCCATCGCTGACCAAAAAGGTAACATTGGTTCAACAGCAGTCTAATTAGGAGGTAAGCTATGAGTGTATCTAAGGAAACTATCATGCAGACTCTGAATCTGGATGAGACAGACGACACGGCACTCATCCCAGCTTACATTGAATCAGCTCGACAGTACGTCGTTAATTCAGTCGGGGATGATCCAAAATTTTACAACCTCGACAGTGTGAGAGCTTTGTTTGATACGGCTGTAATAGCCCTAACAAGCTCATATTTCACGTATAGAGTGGCATTGACAGATACGGCAACATATCCTGTTAATCTAACGCTAAACAGCATAATCGGGCAATTAAGGGGGCTGTACGCAACTTATAGCGAGGAAAGAGGTGACTAATGGCTAGAGTTAGATATTTACCCTCAGACTTTCGTTATAAAGCAGATTTTGGGACATATCAAAGCACACCCAACAAATTCACTGGAGTGAGTGTGCCAAAGTTCGTGAAACAATTTACGCTTCATTACAAGCCACACACTAGAACGCTCAATCAAGAGTATTTGGCTCAACAAAATGGCGAAAGTGATACAATAGTTATCGTCATCCGCCACAATGCAAAAGTATTAGAAGGTCAAGTTGTCACTTTAAACGGCACTCAATATGACATCGTGCGTATCAGTGCAGACGAAAACTTTGGTTTTAACCACTACGACTTTATTACTTTGAAAAAGCGTAAGAAAGTTGGGTGATGGCTTATGACAGGTCTTGATGAAGCGTTAGAGGATTGGCTTAAAAAGGTCGCTAGTATTGGTGATTTAACACCAGCGGAACAAGCAAAGATTACAAACGCTGGTGCTAAGGTGTTTAAAGAAGAGTTGGCAGAAGTTACTCGTCAGAAACACTACTCAAACAAGAAACATTTGAAGTATGGTCACATGGCTGACGGCTTAGCTGTCCAATCCACAAACGTGGATGGTAGAAAAAATGGTGTGTCAACTGTGGGGTGGGTGAATAGGTACCACGCCCAAAACGCTAGACGATTAAATGACGGCACTAAGAAATATCGTGCTGACCATTTTGTTACTAATGTACAAAACGATAGCGCTGTCCAAACTAAGGTGCTATTGGCAGAAAAAGAGGAATATGAGAAACTTATCCGCAAGAAGGGAGGGGAGTAATTAAGTGTTAGCAACCGTAAAACTAAAAGAGTTAATTGAGGGTAAAGGATTTGGTGAAATAAGCGAAGTATATGCAAACAACTTACCTAAAGAGCTCGAAGATAACACCGATAAGACAATCGTGTTGCTCACCGAAAGCAACCCATCACTTGATTTAAGCGGAAACAATACCTTTTTCAGTAAAACAGATAGAGTAGAAGTGCAGATTTTTTATAAACTCGATATTGATTTTGATATTGAAGCTTTCGAGATGGAATTGATAAAATTCTTAAAATCTGAACACTACTCAATAACAGATATAAGAGAACATAGTATAGACCCTGATACATTGCAAATTACAGCGGTCTTTTTTGTTGCTTTCGATAAATTAATTTAACAAAAGGAGAAAATATATATGGCAATTGTAGGTTTGAAATTGGTGCAACTTGCTTTGGTTGACCCAAAAACTCAAAAACTTATTAAAGGTCCAGAAGGCCTTTCAACTGACGGTGTAATCGAAATCGATTCAAAAATGCTTGGTACTCGTACCGCTAACATCTCAAACTTGGAAGGACAAGCTACTAAAGTCCCAGGAAACAACGAAGTACAGGATATTATGATTGCTCCGGGTTCACCAACAGTCGCTTTTGAATTTAACAACCTTGATTTTGATATCAAACAAAAAATCCTTGGATTCAAATCGGACGGAAAAGGTGGATACGTTTACCAAGGTGAGAAACCACACGTGGCAGTATTGATTGAATCACAAACACTTGACCGCAAAAACTCAGTTTACTTTGGTTTTGCTAACGGAATCTTCCAAGAGTCAACACAGAACGTAGCTACAGATACAGACACCGCTCAAACCCGTCAAAACGACCACTTGACATATAACGCATTGTCAGCGACTGAATTTGGCGGTGAGCCAATCAAGAAATACTTCACGGGTTCATCAACTTTCGATAAAGCAAACATGTACAAAGAAGTTTTCGGTGGTTACACACTAACTTCTAAAGCAGTTTAACACATCATAATTCGCAAAGAGGTCAGGCTTATGGCCTGGCCTCTATTTTTTTAAAAAAGGAGTAAAGACCACAATGGAAATCAGAACTATTAAAATCCCTGAAATCAGCAAGAAAGCATTTGAAGTATTTACAAGCAACCGCAATGTATTGCGTATGCATGAGTATCAGTTAGCAGTACTTAAAATCAGTGACACAATTGAAGATGGCGACACACAAGAGCAGGCTCAAGGTAGTTACTCAATCCTTAAAGAAATGCTTGGCTTTATCCGTGCTGTTCTTAACTTGAATGATGAAGATTATGACAAGTTACTCGATTTGGAAAATAAACGTACACAAGAGATTGCTGAGAAATTAGTGGGCTATATGTATGGTTTGACAGATGAGCAACTTGAAAATGCCTCTGGTGAAGTTGACCCAAAAGAATAAAATCAAAAGGTGAACAAATTTTTGATTTAGAAAATGGCATAGAGAATTTGAAGCTCATCGCTAAGAGATCGATTCAAGGTTTTGGTTGGACGTTGGAACAGTATTACGACACTGATTATTATGAATTGATGAAAATCTTGAATGCAAAAGAGGAAGAGAATAGGATGGTAGACCCAACATCCTTACTCTAATTTTTTAAGGAAAGGAGGGAATATAACATGGCGAAAATACAAGCTACCATGTCTACTGAAATAGCCTTAGACACGCTTCAGGCTGCTGACTCGATTAAACGATTAACTCAGTTAGTCAATAGTTCTACAAATGCTTGGAAGGCTCAAGAGAGCCAAATGCGTAGCGCTGGTGACTATTTAGGTGCGGCTCAAGCAAAATACGAAGGCTTGAGTAATACCATCCAGAACCAACAGCAAAAGATTGAGAAACTGAAACAAGAACAGTCTCAACTTAAAGGGAGCACCGTCGAAGTCGCCGAACAGTACCTTAAGTACCAACAACAAATCGACCAAGCTACTACACGCTTAGCTGCGTTGGAAAATCAACAACGTCAAGCTAAGCAAAGCCTTGATTATCATAAGTCTGGTTTGGCAGAGCTTCAAAAGGAATATAAAGCCCAAAACGAGGCATCTGATACCTACATCAAGCGTTTAAAGGCAGAGGGCAAGGAAGACGAAGCTAGACAGGAACAGCTCAAGCAATACAAGGGTTCAATCGCTAACCTAAACAAGCAGTATGAGACCCAAAAAGAAATGCTTGAGCGTATCGCTAAACAGACTAGCAAGACCTCAGAAGAATATCTCATCCAGAAAAAACGCTTAGATGAGACAGCGACGAGTCTAGCTCATACTAGAAATGCCGCTAATAAACTTAACGATGAGATTGAGCAAAGTCAACGTTCTAGCACGTTCATCGAACACTTGAAAGAAAGCTTTCGCCGTTTGGGGAATGAAGTCGACGATACTGAACAAAAGACCTCACGTTTAAAAGGTATCTTTGGGGCTACGTTTACAGCTAATCTTATCAGCAATGGTTTCCAAAATGCGTTGGGAGCTATCAAGGGTAAATTTGATGAAATTGCCCAATCCAGTTCCGAATACGTTAAATACCAACAAACCATGAACGCCACTTGGTTGACCTTAACGGGTAATGCTGAAGAAGGTAAGAAGATGGTCGATATGACCAACCAAATGGCGCAGGCAGCGGCTAACTCAACCGAGATGGTTGATGGCATGAACCAGAAATTCTATGCCGTTACTCACAATACTGAGTTGACTAAGCAACAAACACAAGCCATCTTGACATTGCAAGACGCTTTTGGTCAGACCGATGCAGCCGTTGAGAATTTCGCTACTCAGTGGGCTCAAATGATTGCCAATGGTAAGGTTCAAGGGCAAGACATGATGTCTATTATCAATGTTTTTCCAGAAATGAAGAACCAACTTAAAGAAGTTGCCGGGCAAGAACTTGGCATTGCTAACATGACTCAAGAGCAATATGCCAAATTGCAAAGCGATGGTAAGATTACCGCCGAAATGGCGCAAAAAGCCTTGTTTGAGTTGCAAGACAAATACAAGGATGCGACGGTTAATTTCTCAACAACTATCGGCGGTCTTGAAAGAACCATCCAGTCTCGTATGCCAGCAGTAGTTGCAGCTTTCCGTGATCCAATCGATAAAACGAAAAACCCATTCTTACAACAGATTGGTAACTGGGTTGCTGACCCTAAAACTGAAGGCAAATTCAAAGAGCTTGGAGAGCATGTTTCCAAAGGTCTTGGCACAATCATGGACGCCTTCTCTAAGGTATTCAATCTCGGTGATGGTACAGACAAGCTTAATGGCTTAATAGACGGTCTCAATAAGTTTGTCGATAACCTTAGTAAGAACATTGCCAATAATGCCCCTAAAATTGTAGCTTTCTTCAAGGAAGCAAAAGATAGTCTAATTGCACTTTTCAGCATTGGGAAGAGCTTCGTTGGTGGTGTTTGGGAAACCGCAGTAGCCATGATTAAAGGTGTCGCTGGTGCTTTCAATTTAATGACTGGCAATGGTAAAAAAGCTAAAGAACAAGTCACATCACTATCCAATGCTTTAGGTAGTATTGCAAAACATAAAACAGCTATTGAAACGGTTGGTTCTTTGTTTGCTGCATATTTTGTGGGCTCTAAAATCGCAAATGGGATCACAGCAGTTGTAAAAGGTATTCGTGCATGGAAAACAGCTACAGCAGGAATGACAGTGGCTCAAAAGGCATTGAATTTAGCTTTTGCTTCCAATCCAATTGGTTTAGTCGTGGTTGGAATAACTACTGCTATCGCTGCACTTACGATGCTTTATAAGCACAATGAAAAATTCAAGAAATTCATTGATGGTATTGTAAAGAACATCAAAGATGGATTTTCTAACGCTGGTAAATGGCTTGGCAAGACATGGGATGGCATGAAGAAAACTTGGACGGGTGCGATGGACTCAATGACCAAGAGCACCAAGAAGGGTTTTGAAAAGACTAAGACTTACTTCACTGGCGGTGAAAAAGGTATCAAAGCCTTTACTAACACCGCTAAGAAACTGCTTGTAATCTCTAATCCAGTAGTAGCTGGTTTTGAGTTGATGTATAAGCACAATAAACCATTTAAGAAGTTTGTTGATGGCACTGTGGACCATGTCAAAGATATGGCCAAAGGTATTGCAAAACACATGAGTAACCTTAAGAAAGATTGGTCTGATAAGTGGGACAACGTTAAGAAATTCGCATCTAAAACATGGAAAGGTGTCAAGGATAACGCTACTGAAGCCATGACTTCTCTAGGTAAGGATATCGACAAGCACCACAAAGGTATCAATAATAATTGGTTTGATGGCTGGGAAAACTCCAAAAAATTTCTATCGAAAAAATGGGATGAAATCGGAGCGTTAACGCAAGATAAATTCGGTGTTAAAATTACCAAACTAATCACCGACGCTTTAACCAACATCGCTAAATTCTTCAAGGATACATGGGATAATGTCAAAAATGGCTTCAGTGACATGTGGGATGGCATGAAACACCTTGCTGGCGATGGTATCAATGCGGTCATCAAAATTCCGAACGATGGTATCGACGGCATCAACGGCTTAATCCAAGACTTCGGTGGTCCGAAGAACGCAATCAGTAAAATCCCTAAAGTTAAATTTGCGGATGGTACAGGTCTATTCAGCTCATACCGAAACCCAATCACTAGACCAACACTTGCTACACTAAACGATGGTAATGATAGCCCTGAGACTAACAACCAAGAGATGGTAATATTGCCAAACGGTAAATCATTCTTGCCACAAGGTCGCAATGTTGAATACCTCTTGCCAGCTGGTTCGGAAGTTATCAATGCCAGTGAATTGGCTATGCTCATGGGTGTTGAACGTGGAGCTTATGCTAAAGGTACTGGTTTTTGGTCTAAAATCTGGGATACAACTACCAATATAGCTGGCTCAGTTTGGAATGGGATGAAAAACGGTGTCGATAAATTCAAGAAAATGATTGAATTCATCGGCGATGTCGTTAAAGACCCAGTTGGAACAATGGCTAAGAAATTCAGTCCTAACGCTGATAAATTGGGCGCTATGTTCAGTCCACTTGGGAATGCACTTTATAAGAAACCAGTTGAAGAAGCCAAAAACTGGTGGAAAGAGCTTTGGTCAATGGCTAATGCTTCAATGGATGAAGGCACAGCAGCCATGGGTGCCAAAGGCGATGACTACCGCTTCAAAGATAGAGCTAAAGATGCTGGATCAGACCCTTGGGGATACTATTTCCGTGAGTGTGTGTCATTCGTAGCTAGTCGTTTGGCAAACCTTGGGGTTAACCCTAGCTTGTTTAGTCATCTAGGTGATGGTAACCAATGGGTATCTGCAAGAGTGCCACACTTGAGCAGACCAAAACCAGGAACGGTGGCGGTTTACACTGGTGGTCCTATTTCAAGCAACCACGTTGACTTTGTTACAGCAGTTCACGGTGACACTTATGATGGTGAAGAATACAACTATGGCGGAACTGGTCAGTACCATCAATACACTGGGCGTCATATCAAGAATGCTGCTACATTCCTTGACTTCGGTGTTCGAGATAGTGGAAGTGGCGATGATGGAAAACCACTTAAAGACCGCAACAATCCACTACAAAGCTTGATTAAGCGACAAGTCGGTGGCATGTTTGATTGGATTAAGAAAACGCTTGGACCACTACTCAGCCCTGATTGGGGTGGTGAAGATGGTCCTCAAGGGACTGGTGTAGCTCGTTGGAGAGATTCAGTAGTAAAAGCGTTGGAAGCAAATGGCATTGAAGCAACAAACTTCCGTGTGTCTAAGATTTTAGCGACTATACAGAAGGAATCTGGTGGTGACCCTAACGCACAAAATAACTGGGATATTAATGCAAGAATGGGCGACCCATCAATTGGATTGATGCAAACTATTAGTCGTACATTTAATGCATTCAAGCACCCAGGACACAACAATATCCGTAATGGATATGATAACTTGCTTGCTGCAATCAACTATATCAAGCATCGCTATGGAACATCTGATGCAGCCTTTAACTACGTTGCAACTCATGGTTATGCAAATGGTGGTTTAGTACGCAAGAACGGTGTTTATGAGCTCGCTGAGGGTGATATGCCAGAGTATGTTATTCCAACCGATATTGCCAAACGTGGCAGAGCGTGGCAATTACTTTCCGAAGCAGTAGCACGCTTTGCTGGAGATGCCCCACAAGGCAATCACGACAGCACGCCAAACCATGAGCGTGTTTCTGTACTAGAAGACAAGCTAGACGTTATGATTGGTTTGCTTAGTCAATTGGTAACTAATGGCTCTAAGCCAATCGAGATTCAAAACATCATTGATGGTAGAAGCGTATCAAACGGTCTAGCACCATTTATTACAAAAGCCACAAACGAATATGAGCGCAGGCAAGCGCTGTTAGGAGGTCGCATTATTTGATAGGAATGTCAGTAACTTATGACGGCAAGAACTTAACCGAATTATTCAATGAAGGTCAAGGACGTGCCGTTCCAGTGGATGTCACCAAAAACGTGGCATCAAATTTCAACAACAACTATCAAGAACAAGGTCATAGGCGCTACGGTCAGCAATTCCTATATAACACCTTATCAGTTAAACATATTCAAGTATCGTTTACTCTAGTTGGTAACTACGATTACTTTAATAGCGTAGCTGAAACGCTTGGTGGCTATCTGAATGTAGATAAACCGAAACCATTGATTTTCGGAGATGAACCTAATAAGGTTTGGGAAGCTATACCATCAGGCCAAGTGTCCTTAACTGTAGACAAGAACACCTCACCGATTACCGCAACAGTAACGGTTACATTTGATGTTCCCAAAAGTTACAGCGAAAACAAAGCCGAAGCCTTGGTAAGTAGCGATGGCGAAACCAAGTTCGGCAGTATTAAAAAGGTATCGACTGGTCATTACAAGGCAACTTTAAAGAACTTTGGTACGGCTGAAACATACCCAGATATTAAGTTAAAATTTAATTCAGATAATGGCTGGGTTGGGATTGTGAAATCTGCTACTGAAAGCTACGAGGTTGGTAATCCTAAAGAAGACGACACACGAGCCGTTAAGCGTTCGGAACTCCTCTTGGACTATCGAAACCCTGAAGACGTCAAACGTGGATTTGCACTAGGTCAAAAAAATGTTGGGCGTTTTAACGACGATTCGGAAAATCTCAACGGTACACTAGGATTGATTGATGTCTTCGACCGCCCAAACATTGCCTTAACTTCAATGGGAAGCGGACCTAGACAAAAAAATGGTAGCTCGATTACATGGGAAATCCCATCGGATTCCAGTGGTGAAAAAGGCTCACTCAATGATTACATCTGGTGGCGTGAAGTTTTTTGGTTAGGATCGCCTAACCAATACGGTTATATTAAATTATCCGTAACTGATGAAAACGAAGAGTTTCTCTACGGTGCAGAAACTAAAAAAGTCACTAATGGTCTTGATTGTGAATACAACTTTCTTGTATCAGACGGGAAAGGTGGCTATAAAATTCTTGAAAACAAACATTTTTACGGTACACACCTAAACGAACACAACCCGTTCAACGCTCCTCGTGGTTGGTCTGATATTTTGAGAGTAGATGACACGATTCAATTTTATTGGTGGGGTACTTATCCAAGATTTAAAGTACCAGCTTTAAAAGGTCGCAAATCTAAGAAGATTAATGTCATGTTGGCTAGCCTAGAACAAAAGCCATTAGTAACTCATATGTATCTTGACCAACTCTTGTATAGAAAAGATTTTGTCAATACTATTGAAGATATTCCTAATCGATTCAGCATGGGTTCTATCTTAGAGGTGGACATGGCTAAAGGTAAAACCCTCATCGATAACTTGCCAGCATCTAATGAGTTAACATACTTGTCTGAACCATTCAGCATTAGCACTGGTGAAACTGAAATTGATATCTATACATCAAGCTGGATAGCCAAAGACCCAACAATTGAAATTTCATGGAAGGAACGCTTTGTATAATGCAAATATGGATTCATGATAAAAGTATGCGTAAAGTGTGTGCTTTGAATAATGAAATTCCAGGAATGTTGCCATATACGAACAGTCAATGGCATCAATATCTTGAATACTCAACAAGCACGCTTGACTTCACAATTCCTAAGTTTGTAAATGGAAAACTGCACGATGATATTAAATACATCAATGACCAAATGTATGTGTCGTTTTATTATGATAATTCCTACCACGTTTTTTATGTATCAAAACTCGTTGAGAATGATTTTAGTTTTCAAGTCACTTGTAATAACACCAACCTTGAATTGGCAATGGAAGTTGCACGACCACTTGCAGATATTGGCGGTGCCAAGAGTGTTGAGTGGTATCTTCAAAATCTTGAGTTGCTTGGTTTTGCAGGTCTGGAAATAGGTGTCAATGAAATTTCTGATAGAACAAGAACGCTTACTTTTGAATCTCAAAGTGGAACTAAACTAGAGCGACTTCATAGCTTGATGAATCAATTTGATGCAGAATTTATTTTCCGTACCGAATTAAACCGAGACGGAACTATGAAACGTTTCATCATCGACATCTACCAAGAAGCAGATGAAAACCATCACGGTATAGGTAAGGCAAGAGGAGATGTTGTTCTCTACTACCAAAGCGGATTGAAAGGCGTTCAAGTTACTAGTGATAAAACGCAACTTTTCAACGCTGGTAATTTCATTGGACAAGATGGCGTTAACCTAAACGACGTCGAATTTGAGGAAAAGAACGAGCTAGGACAAGTAGAGTTCTATTCTCGAAAGGGCACTAGCTTCGTTTTCGCCCCACTATCAAGGGAACGCTACCCATCTACCATGAATCCAGACAGCGCTGATAACTGGACACGTAAGGATTTTCAAACAGAATACAAGGACGTTGAATCCTTAAAAGCTTACGCCTTGCGTACTATCAAGCAGTATGCTTATCCACTATTGACTTACACAGTAGATGTTCAGTCTAGCTTTCTGGATAACTACAAGGACATTAATCTAGGTGACACTGTTAAAATCATCGATAATAATTTTAGAGGTGGTTTAGCCCTCGAAGCTCGTGTGTCTGAAATGATAATCAGCTTTGACAATCCTGCTAATAATTCAGTAGTTTTCACCAACTTTAAAAAGCTGGATAATAAACCATCGGATGCCTTGCAACAACGTATCGATGAGATTGTTTCTAAGTCATTGCCATATCATGTTGAGATAAGGACCACAAACGGTACAGTATTTAAGAACGGCATTGGTCGTTCTACTGTTAAACCAATTTTGAAACAAGGCGATAAAATTGTTGATGCAACTTATCGATTTGTGATTGACGGTACTATTAAATACGTAGGTATGACCTATGACATGGTAGCGTCAGAGATTAACCAACCAACCACGCTTACTATCTCAGCGTGGGTAGATAACAAAGAAGTAGCTTCAGAAGAAGTTACTTTTGTAAATGTATCAGACGGTAAACAAGGGCCTAAAGGAGACAATGGTAAAGATGGAGTTGGATTAAAAACAACTACCATAGTTTATGGTCTTAGCGACAGCGATTCTACCAAACCTAATAACTGGTCTAGTCAGCCACCTGCATTGGTTAAGGGTAAATATCTATGGACTAAAACTATTTGGACGTACACTGACTCATCTAGTGAAACAGGTTATCAAAAAACTTACATTGCTAAAGATGGTAACGACGGTAATGACGGTCTTCCAGGTAAGGATGGTGTTGGGTTAGTTAATACAACCGTTGAATATCTAAAATATACCGACGGTCAAACAATCCCAAAGGCAAAATACTATTCAAAATTCAATTGGAATGGTTTAACTTTACCTCAGCATTTAAAAAATAACTGGGTTCAAGACTTGACTCTCATTGAGAGCGGAAAACCTGTAAAATACACAGACTTATCGGTCGGAGAGTTTGTAACTGACAAAACTGGTGAGATATTACAAATCAAAGAGGTTTTTGGAACTGGTGGAGGTCCTAAAAACCCGGGAACCTTCAATTTAAATCCATCTATTGGAAAATGGAGTAAAGAAATTCCTACAGTGCCAGCTGGGCAGTATCTATGGACTAGAACCACATGGTTTTACTCAGACGGTACTAGTGAACAAGGATTTTCAGTTGCTAAGATGGGAGAACGTGGTCCTAAAGGAGACAAAGGTGAGCGTGGTTTACAAGGACCGAAGGGTGACCAAGGTATACCTGGTCCTAAGGGTGCTGACGGTAAGACACAGTATACCCATATCGCTTACGCTGACACGGTTTCAGGTAGTGGCTTTAGTCAAACTGACTCAAGCAAGGCGTTCATTGGTATGTACCAAGACTTCAACGCTACAGATAGTCAAAACCCACAAGACTATCGTTGGACGAAATGGAAAGGTAGTGACGGAAAAGACGGTATCCCTGGTCCTAAAGGGGCAGATGGACGCACACCTTACGTGCATTTTGCTTATGCAGATAGTGCAGATGGCAGAGAGGGTTTCAGTTTGACACAGACTGGAAGTAAACGCTATTTAGGTGTGCTAACCAACTTCATCAAAGAAGATAGCACTAACCCAGATGACTATACATGGAGTGATACAGCGGGAAGTATTTCAATTGGTGGCAGGAACCTCTTGAATGGCTCAAAAGGTCCTTTTAAACCTGACCGTAAACCGACAGAAAACTTTGATAATTACGTTTATTATGAAAATGAAACTTCTGTCTACTTAGAGCAAGGAAAGCAGTATATCATTAGCGCAAAAACAGATGGCAATTTTGTTAATTATCATGATGGTTCAAATGAAAGTGACAATGTAACACTCTGGTTATTTACTTTCTGGGATGTGGTTGATATTGTTTCTGATTCAAAAACAGGTACTACAGGAACTCAGTTTACTTGGAATCACCCGACAGGTACATATCATCTACGTGTCAATACATATCACAAAGAAGCTATCAAATCTGTTTGGGAAGTTAAGATTGAAGAAGGAACAGTCAAAACAGATTGGACTCCTTCCGTCGAGGATGTACAAAAAGATATAAATAGCAAGGCAGACGATGTTCTGACTCAAGCACAACTAAACAAGCTCAACGAGATTAATTCAGTTATGAAAGCTGAATTGGATGCTAAAGCGTCTCTTGATACACTCAATCAGTGGGTGGAAGCCTATCAAAATTTTGTTAACGCAAACAATGCCAATCGTGCACAAGCTGAAAAAGATTTAGCTGATGCAAGTGCTCGTGTAACTAAACTAGAAAACGACTTAAATGATATGTCAGAACGTTGGAATTTCATTGATAGTTACATGAGTGCATCAAACGAAGGTCTTGTGGTTGGTAAAACAGACAATTCTAGTTCTATGCTATTCAGTCCAAACGGTCGTATTTCAATGTTTTCAGCTGGGAACGAGGTAATGTATATCTCGCAAGGTGTGATTCATATTGAAAATGGTATTTTCTCGAAAACCATTCAAATTGGACGGTATCGAGAGGAACAAGATATTATTAATCCAGACCGTAATGTAATTAGATACGTAGGAGGTGCATAATGGCTGAATTTTGGAGTAATAACGACCGTGGATATCGCATCAGACTTTGGGTCGACCAGGTTGGTCAAGATATCCAAAACAATACAAGTCAAGTTAGATTGCGATTAGCGTTACTAAATACGACAACTACGTTTGCTCAATATCAATGTAGTGCTTATGTCGAATTTAACGGTCAACGATTGAATTGGTCTGGTTCACCTAGCATGTTGGGGTGGAATCAAACAATTCCATTGATAGACCAAACAATTACTGTTAGACATGCTGATGATGGAGTTGGTGTCTTCGGTGTATATGCTCACTTCAACGGTTCTGGTGGATGGAGCCCTGGAAATCTAGATATTGGTAATCAGCAAATAACACTGACAACTATCCCAAGGGGAAGCTCGGTGAGAGTGTCTGATGGGTTCATTGGCAATCAAGTAGACATCTCTATCGATAAAAAAGTAGGTAGCGCTACACATACACTACGCTATTCTTGGTACAACAAACAAGGTAAAATTGCCGACAATGTTGGAACGTCGTATAAATGGACAATCCCAGAAGATTTCGCTAACGATATACCAAATTCAACAAGTGGACGGGGTACTATATATGTAGATACTTATATTAATGGAAATTTCATTCAAACACAGTCGACAACGTTCACGGCAAGTGTTATCACAAATAACATGAAGCCGTCGTTAACTGGTTTCACGTTGACAGATGCTAATCCAGTATCTCAAAGAGTAATCCCAGAATCAACGCATTTTGTTTCCATCATGTCGCTTGTCAAAGTTACATTTAATGGAGCTCAAGCCAAGAGCGGGGCTACCATAGATGGTTACTATGCTGAAATTGTTGGCGCTAACAATTCTGTTACTGAGAATGGCGGAGTGTTGCGTGAGGTGTCTGTTAACAAAGACACTGAAATGACCTTAAGAGGAAGGGTTCTAGATTCTCGTGGGATATGGTCTGATTGGGTAGAGACGAAACTAATGTTTCTATTCTATTTTAGCCCAGCACTAAGATTCGAGGTTAAGAGAAGTGATAAGAAGTTAGATATCCTAACTATTAAGAGATTCGCTAAAATAGCACCACTTACATTTAACGGCATGCAGAAAAACACCATGAAGCTGACTTTCACCACACGAAAATTCGATTCTTATACTGAGGTTCTAGATAATGGCCAAGCTGGTGGAAGTTGGTCACAGGTTTCTGAATTTAACGCATCTGATGCCAACCTTGGTAATCGTTATCCTGCAGATACATCATATATCGTTACAGGGAAATTAGAAGATGAGTTTACAAGCACTTCATTCCAAGTCACCGTTCCAACCGATGAAGTTATTATGACCTATGATCGTCAAGGCGTTGGGATTGGTAAGTACCGAGAGCGTGGTGCTCTTGATGTTGACGGTGATATTTATGCTAACAATAACCCCATCCAACAATATCAGCTAACCAATAATAACGGTGGTCCCAAATGGAATGTTCACGATGCAAACAGATTTTATCTACCGGGACAATACATCCTTGGCCCATCGGCACCGGGAAATCCTAATGGTCAGTGGGGGTTTCTATTCCATTACGGCTACAATGGAAATAATACTGACGGTACAAAAGAAGCTATCCAGACTTTCTGGAGTAATGATGGTCATCTATTTGTTAGGCATCATCGATGGTCGGAAATAATCGACGACTGGGAACCGTGGAAAGAGTTTGCTAGGAATGATAACACAAACCTCATTAATACAGGATGGCAGTATGCAGGATACGAGGGTAGCTATTACAAGCGTGTCGGAGATGTGTTGACAGTTAAATATAATTTTACTGGTAATGGGAATAATATTACCTTTGCAACAATACCAAAAGAAATTTTCACAGCCCCGCAATCATACATGTACGTAATAGCAGATTGGACCAATGACGGAAGTTACAATACTCACGCCCAAATAAGTAATGGAACTAGCTCTATTATTGCAATTAATACTAAAAATGATGTCATATATAGAGGTCAACTCACAATTATGCTATAAATGAAAGGAAAAAAATGAAATTCGAATACGATTCAAAATCTAAAGAATATGACGCAAGCGGTGCAGCGTATGCAACTAAAGTAATTTTGAGAAACCGAGATGGCGCTTACGTCCCTGTCTTTTTGCCAGTCGATAAAATCGACTTATCAAACACTGAACTACTGAATGAAGCACTAGAGGTTATCTATCAAGAAAACTTCCCGCAACGTGCGGAAAATGAAAAATTTAATGAACTTGATAAAAAAATCAAAGAGTACGAAGCATTAAACAAAAAAGCTACTGATACCATTGCTAAGATGGAAGCGCAAATGACGAAACAGCAAGAGCAATCGAAGACAGCACAAGTAACGCTGATGAATATCATTACTAAATTTTATGAAAAAGGGACGCTAAAGGATGAAGACTTGGCTGAATTGTCTATCGTTGACGTTGAAGAAGATTAAAGAAGAAATAGAAAGGAAAAAAGATATGATGATTAAATTATTTGCTATTAACATTGTTGATGGGACCTACCCGTTTAAACGGGTTCCTAAAGTTTTGAAGCCAAAAGTTAAAGAACAAATCGCTAAGATGGTTGAGGATGACGAGCTCTTGGCTCAGCTCACAAAAGAATAGTTAGGAGTGCGGTATGGTAAATCAAACCGAGCCAGATTTGATGAACTGGCTTATTACGGTTATTTTCCCCATTACCATTTCAAGTGCGAGTTTCTATTTTTCCAGTCAGTCACGCGCCTCTCGTTTAGAACATCGAATCACTAAATTGGAGGTCGTCGACCATGAAATTGAAAAAATAATTGAAAACCACAATCAACGGCTTGACAAATATCAAGAAGAACAAAAAATAATTCTAGCTCTCGTCCAACGTATGGAACATCTTAATGAGAACGTTGTTGAGCTAAAAGGAAATATTGAAGAAGTTAAAAAAATAGTAGATCGAAACTTGAGAGGATAATAATAAAATGATTAATTTAAAATTGAGACTAAAAAATAAAATGACATTATCAGCTCTTGTCTCAGCAGTATTTGTTATGTTGGGACAATTTGGGCTTGATATTCCACACAATATTCAAGATGGTATCAATACTCTATTGATGATATTGGTTATCCTCGGAATCGTTACCGACCCAACCACTAAGGGGATTGCAGACAGCGAACGAGCATTGAGCTATGAACAACCACTAGACGAAAAGAAAGGAAAATAGTATGAGCGTACAACAATCTATTGTAAATTGGTTTGTTAACCATAGAGGTAAATTGACCTATTCAATGTATGGTTCACGCAATGGGTCAGACGGCACTGCGGACTGTTCTGGTTCAATGTCACAAGCATTGAAAGAAGCAGGCATTCCTATCCAAGGGCTACCATCTACTGTTACTCTTGGGCAACAGCTTGCAAAGAATGGCTTCTATCGTGTAAGTATTAATCAGGATTGGGATGCCTTGACAGGTGATATTGTAATGATGTCGTGGGGTGCTGATATGTCCACATCTGGCGGAGCTGGAGGGCACGTTGGTGTCATGATGGACAGTGTAAACTTCATTAGTTGCGACTACTCAACGCAAGGAGCACAAGGACAAGCCATCAATACTTACCCTTGGAATGACTACTATGCAGCCAACAAGCCAAGCTATATTGAAGTTTGGCGTTACTCTGAAACAGCACCACAAACCAACAACCAAGCTAACACAGCAGTAGCACCACAACAAAAGGCTTACTATGAAGCTAATGAAGTTCAATTCGTTAATGGAATTTGGCAGATCAAATGTGACTATTTGGCACCTGTTGGATTCGACTGGGTTAACTAATTTTCGGCTCAGTATAAACTAGGTGAACGCAAACAAAGCGGTGTCATGCAAAAGCATGGCTAACGGTGGACATCCAGACCGGACAATACCGTGCCAAATATGATATAATAGAATCATAAAGGTGTAACGACTATCCCTTTTGGGAGTACACTAGCTCTTTGTACGCTAGTGGAAGCGCCTAGACTTTAGAAAGATGGTGTCATGAGATGAGTAAAACCAAAAACGGCATTTGTGCCAATTGTCATAAAGTATTTGAAGTTTCTAAAAAACAAAATACAAAAATAAAAAACGGTAAATCAGTTTTTTGTTCAGAAAATTGTTCTTTAGAAAAATACGGAAAAACCAAAATTACAATTTCTGAAATCCCTTGTTATAGATGCAAAAAGATGTTTTATCCTACATATAGCCAATATAAAAGATATAAATATAATAATTATATTTCTCTTTCGTTTTGCTCAAATAAATGTAGGTGGAAAAAAGAATATCCTTTCGTGTATCACAATGATTATGTTAGTGTCTTTGTGAAAGGGAAAGAAATTTTACTTGATTTTGATGTTTTTGAAAAATATACTAAAACACTATATATTCATAGTGACAAAACAAATGGTTATAATTCTGTATGGGTGTTCCATGAAGGGAAAAAGGTCCTTTCAAGGTTTATCATGTCTGTTACAGACAAAACCCAATATGTTGACCATATAAACGGAAATCCCTTAGATAATAGAAGAAGAAATTTAAGGGTGGTAAGTCACCAAGAAAACATGATGAACAAAAAAACTTATAAAAATAACACTTCTAAAATAAAAGGTGTTCACTTAAATAAAAAAGGTTTGTGGGTTGCTAGAATACAAGTTGGAAATAAACGAATTTTTCTAGGTTCATCTAAAGATAAATCAGTTGCTGAAAAATTAAGGATTGAAGCAGAAAAGAAGTATTTTGGTAAGTTTGACAGAAAATATCTAAAGTAAGATATAGTCTAATCCCACTAGGAATAGTGGGTAGTAATGAGAAAACGGGATCCCAGTTGACATGGTAAATTGGGTGGATGCTAACGGTAATGATATTCCAGATGGCAAGTCTAAAGACTTCAAAGCTGGAATGTACTTTTCATTCTCTGGCGATGAAACCAACATCACAGACACGGGTAATGGTGGATACTACGGTGGTTATTACTACCGAAAATTTGAGTTTGGACAATTCGGACCAGTTTGGTTGTCTTGTTGGAATAAAGATGATTTGGTAAACTACTACCAATAGACCACGCAAACTAAAAAATAAAAAAGGAGTATATCACCTCCCGACAGACCACAATTCGGATATCATGGTGGTAGTGGTCGAAGCCTCAGCATTGTGCTGGGGCTTTTTTTATTTGACTTATAAATGATAATTTTATAAAATGTAATTGGATAACCTAGATACAATTTATCTAGTGCAAAAGGTAAAAGACTGATTAGGTTCAGCGCCCTATAAGGGAATTCATATAAAAAAAAGTCGGCTATTTTAGTCGACTCTTTTTTTTTATGTCATGAGTATAGCGTTTTCTATTATGTTATCGATGTCGTGCTTTGTTAGCTAATTCAGACATCGACATAGAACTATTATCTAGTGAGATAATTTCTTCGTTGTTTCTCATACTCTTTTTTTTTCCTTTATTTAATAGCCTGTTCCCAAAAATAAACAAGACGTTCCCCTGAAAAACTTTTTTTATGTTTTTTTGATTTTTTTGTTGACAAACGGGAACTGATTAGATATACTATAATTGTTCTAAGGAACAAGCAATAAAAACTAAATAAACGGAGGTAATCTATGAAAGTTGATCTACTTCGTGTGAGAGCTGAACGAGTGGCTAAAGGTTATACTCAATCGAAAATGGCTGAATTAATGGGTTTGGCGCGTGAGCAGTATAATAAGAGAGAAAACGGAAAAATCTCATTTACCGCTGACGAACTTATCACACTTGCCAATTTACTTGGGTACGGAAAATATGAAATCGGTATTTTTTTTAAACAAACCGTTCCCGAAACGCAACAATAAACTATGAAAGGAAACGACATGAATGAACTAACTGGGAAATTGGTAGACGATTAAACCATATACCTCATTGCCACTCTTCCAGAGGAAGAAAAGCAAAAAAAGGATTGAAAGAAATTGGGTTACGCTATTGAGTGACTGAAAGCATTATAATAAAAAATAAAAAAAATTAAAAAAATAGAATAAAATTGTTGACAAAATAAAAAATATGGTTTAAAATAAAACCATAAAGTTAAAAAAGGAGAAACGAATGGAGTTTAAATACGATAAATTAAAAGGACGTATTAAAGAAAAATACGGAACTCAAGAAAATTTTGCGAAAGCTATCGGAAAAACTCAAACCACAACATCTTTTAAAATTAACGGAAAAAGATTGTGGAATCAAGGTGAAATCATTAAGGCTATTGAGCTATTAGACCTTTCAAAAGATGATATAGTTGAGTATTTCTTCAACTACAATGATATAGAGAGGAATCAAAAATGAAAAAACTATTTAATTTTATTTGGTCAAAAAAACAAACAGAAACAGAAGTGCCAAAATGGACTTTTGAAAAAAATGGATCAGAGCCTAGCCGTGACCGATACAACAAGGCACACGGATTAGGAAAGACATTAATTTAAAGTAATATCGTTAGCTGTTTCAATCCGTAGCCACACCTCGGTGTGCGGAGTGCAACTAAATACCTTATACCCCAAAAATAACTACCTTCTTATGAAATTGAATAGCACATCGGGGGCTGGGTGCGGATTGAAGCACTAAAAAATGGCAGAAAGGAGAACAATGGCAACTTTATATGAGTTAACAGGTCAGTTTCTAGAGATTTATAACATGGAAATTGACGATGAAACGAAACTCGACACACTCGAAGCGATTGACTGGACTAGTGATTATGAAAATAAGGTAGAAGGATATGTCAAAGTCATTAAGTCGCTTGAGGCAGACATTGAAGCTCGCAAAAACGAAAAGAAACGTTTAGACGGATTAAATAAGTCTGACCAATCAAAAATTGACAACCTAAAAGCGGCACTTTCAGTCAGCATGACTGAAACAGGTCAAACCAGAGTTGATACCACTCTATTCAAGGTTGGTTTTAGAAAATCTGAATCGGTGGTAGTTGACGAAACAAAACTACCTAAGGAGTATCAAGTAGCGACCTACAAGCCAGACAAGAAGACACTCAAAGAACTTCTTAAGTCTGGTAAGGAAATTGAGGGTGCTCATTTAGAAGAAAGGTTGAACTTAAATATACGATGATGAAAATTACTAAAGCTAAAGATATCCAGCGGACTGAAAATTGGCGAATACTAGTTTACGGGAAAGCCGGTCTAGGGAAAACGACCCTAATAAAAAACATGCCCGGGAAGACCTTAGTACTATCGTTAGATAATTCTTCTAAGGTGCTTGCTGGTTCTGAGAACATAGACATTATTGATTTTGACCGTGAGCATCCAACTGAATTTATTAATAAGTTTCTGACTGAAGCAGATAGTTTGATTAAGAACTATGACAATCTAGTCATTGATAACATTTCAAGTTTCCAATCTGATTGGTTTGTTGAACAAGGTCGCAACTCAAAAAATGGAATCAGTAATGAGTTACAACACTATTCACAGTGGACTAACTACTTCTTGCGAGTATTGACTGCTATCTATCTAAAACCTATCAATATCTATGTGACAGCGTGGGAAACCACCCACGAACTCAACCTAGAATCTGGTCAGATTTTAACACAGTATGTGCCAGAAATTAGATCAAGCGTACTCAACCAACTGCTAGGGCTTACAGACATTGTTGGTCGTATTATGGTAAATGCCAAAACAGGTGCTCGTGGACTCATTTTAGAAGGTAGTGAAGGCACTTATGCAAAGAATCGTCTCGATAATCGAACGGCTTGCAAAATTGAAGACCTCTTTAAATTTGGTGATTTAGATGGAACTAAGGAATTACCAGAATGATCTTGTTAATGGGATCAAGCAATCAATCTTAAGAGGTAATAAGCGTATCATGGTGCAGTCACCACCCCGCAGTGGGAAGACAGTAGTAATGGCTCATATCACTAAAAACGCAACAGATAAAGGTAACACTGTTCTATTCTTTAGCCATCGAAAAGAAATTAATGAGCAGGTAGTCAATACATTCAAAAGAAATGACGTTGACATGAACCTTGTAACCATTGATAGTGTTACTAAGATAGCACGAAACCTAGATAGGATATCAGAGCCATCGATCATATTAATCGACGAAGCTCACCATGTTAAGGCTAAAACCTATCTAAAAATTATTGAATACTACTCTAACAGCATTGTTCTCATGTTCACAGGTACACCTGCACGGCTAGATGGTAGTGGGTTTGATGATATCGCAGACGACATTGTTCTCGGAAAGTCGGTTAAATGGCTACAGGAGAACGGGAACATCGCACCATTTAAATATTATGCCCCTTCTTTAATCGACACTACAAACCTAAAAAAGCGTGGTGGAGAGTTTACTAAGAAATCCGTAGATGACACAATGAAACGTGTGATTTACGGTGACGTGATAAGACACTATGAGAAGTTAGCCAAAGGCAAACAAGCCATAGTATACACACATAGCGTAGAAGCTTCTGAGAGCGTTTCTAACACGTTTAACGATCAAGGTTATACTTCTATCGCGATCAGTGGTAAAACGCCACCAGAGGCTCGAGAGAGGGCAATGCAAGCCTTTAGAGACGGAGAACTTACAATTATGGTTAATTGTGAGTTATTCACTGAAGGAATTGACCTGCCAAACGTTGATGTTTGCATCATGCTAAGACCAACTCAATCATTATCACTCTATTTGCAGTTTGCCATGAGGGCTTTAAATCCAAGAGACGGTAAAACAGCTATTATAATCGACCATGTTGGAAATGTTGATAGGCATGGATTACCAAACGCCGACCGTGAATGGTCACTAAAAGGTGTAATTAAGAAGAAACAGAAAGCAAAACTCGGTGAACCTACCACACGGACGTGTGATGAATGCTACGCTACGTTTTGGAGTGCTGAACGTATCTGTCCACTGTGTGGTCACGAAAACAAACCGACAAAAGAAGAAGTTGAAATAATTCGAGAAATAGAACTCGAAGAAAGACGGCAAGAGGTTGCTAGTAAAGTTGAAACATTCGTTACTAGTGACCAATGCCAAACAGTAGAAGAACTCAAAGAGTTCGCTAAACAACACGGATATAAACCCGGTTGGGTTTATTACCAACAGAAAAAAAATAATATATGGAGATAAAAAACTATGTTTACAATTGATTACTCACAAGCAAAAGAATTCGGATCTATCAAAGACGGTACTTACGAAGTTACTATTGATTTAGCAAAACAAGATGCTACGGCAGGCGGTGCTGACTATCTCGACATTCGTTTTCGTATTCGCAAGGACTTCCAACAAGAATTCCAAAATAACATTATTTTCTATCGTATCTTTGCTAAAAAAGAAGACGGAAAATATCCAGTAGCTTCTATCATGAATCTTGCTAAAGCTGCAGGAATTCCTGATGGTACTAAATTTAGTAGCTTGGAAGATTATCTCAACCAGTTGGAAGGAAAAGCTCTTAAAGTTACCGTTAAAAACGAAAAATCTGAGTGGCAAGGTAAAACCTACGAAAATCTAAACGTTAAACGTTTGGAAGTTACCGATATCCCACTTCCAGAAGTTAATACTGAGATTGACCTTCCGTTCTAATTATGAAGATGGTTGATTACGCAATCAACTATCAACGCATGGGCTATTCTGTTATCCCTATTTCAAAAAATGGCAAAACCCCTCTTATTTCTTTCGCTGACAAACCACCAATGACTGAAAACGACATTCGGAGGGTGTGGCGAGATAATCCAGATGCTAACATTGCACTTAAAACCGATACATTCTTTGTCATTGACGTGGACATGCATGGCGATGTTGACGGTTTAACTAATTTAAGAAATTGGGAACATGCAAGACTCATACCCAAAACCTTGCAAGCTATAACCCCAAGCGGTGGGAGACATATCTACTTAAAAAAAGACCCCAACCATCCTATATCGCAAAATATTGGGATGATTGAGGGAGTAGATATCAAGGCACACGTTAATAACTATATATTAGTTCCACCGTCCAATAATTCCAAAGGATACTATGAATGGGATACAGTGCATTCGCCAAAAGATGGAAGCATAACAGAAGCACCTCTTGCGTTGATAAAAGTATTGCAGAAAATGAAACCAAACTATGAAGTCTCATCGTTTGCTAGTGACAGTGTTAGAAGTACAAAAACCACAAAGTTATTCGAGAGCATCTTACTAGGTTTTGGAGACAAAGGCGGACGAAACAATGCACTTGCCGAGTTTGTCGGTGGACTACTACTTAGAGGCGTTGACCCAGAAATCACTTATCATCTTGCAAAGATGGCAAACAGCAACACCCAAGAGCCTTTGGGCAATAAGGAATTTGAAAGGACATTTAAGAGCATGTTAAACAAAGAAATAAGGAGGATTGGACTTGACAACGATTGATTTCGATTATTACAGAGAACAATTTACTCTCTCGCCTGGGAAACCTAGCAGCAAAGAGGGAATTAAGAATAAGCTTAAAGCCTATCGAAACGACTGGTTTGAAAAATTTAAGGAAGAAAATCCAGATAGCAAAGAACCAAAGGCATTGCCAGAATTAGCAGTAGCTAAAGGTTTAAATAAATACACTCATGTTATCACCATCGAAAATGGGAAAGTAGCTATATATGACCCAGAGCGGGGATACTACCAAAAAGATTACAGATATGCCTACCAGCTTATCTATATCTTAGAACCTACATTCAATGAAACAAAATGCCGAAATGTTCTATTCTTGCTATCAAACATGAGCAGGGAATATGAATATAATAACATGTATATGGATTTTGAACCAGAATATCGAGATGTAAGGCGTTTTATTCTCGTTAAAAATGGCATCTACGATAAGCGAAAGAAGAAGCTGCTATCGTTTGACCATAAGTTTATTAATTTTAGTACCATTGAAACAGAACTGGTCGAGAATGCCCCTAAACCAATTATTAATGGTTGGGATGTCGATAGTTGGTTGTTAGATCTCATGAGTGGCGACAGTGAGCTTGTAGAATTACTATGGCAAGTGATTGCAGCGTCACTTAATGGTAACCATTCTTATCGAAAATCGATTTGGTTGGTCGGTAACGGTAATGACGGTAAAGGTACGTTTCAACAGTTAATTAGCAATCTTGTTGGATTAAAAAACGTAGCTCCCTTGAAACTTAACCAATTTTCAGAGCGTTTCGGTCTTGCCATTATCGAAGGTAAGACGGTCATCATTGGGGATGATGTCCAAGCTGGCATCTATGTGGATGAATCTTCCAATTTTAACTCAGTCGTTACTGGTGAACCAGTTTCAATTGAGAAAAAAGGAGAAAACCCCTACTTAGCGCAATTTAAGAAAACGGTTATCCAGTCTACCAACGCTATGCCAGTGTTTAAGAATAAGTCAAACGGGACATATCGACGTATCGTGATTATCCCATTCAAGAAAACATTTGGCATCAATGATGACAATTGGGCAATTAAGGATGATTACATCAATCGTAAAGAAGTTTTGGAATATGTTCTTTGGAAAGCTATTAATTTAGATTTCGATAAATTCAGTGAACCAAAAGCGACACAAGAACGTATGCAAGAATTCAAGGAAGAAAATAACACAGTTTATAAATTCCTTAATGAATACTTGTCAGATGTCGTTTCCACTCGAATTCCAGTTAGGTTCTTGTGGGATGTATACCGCTCATGGTGTCATGAGGGAAATCATACTATACCTAAAAAATCTAACTTTGAAAAAGAGTTAGCACAGAATTTACCAGTTGGTTGGATTAAAGATAGACAAAAACCTCTTGATTTTTTCAATCCAACTAAAGATAAGCCAGATTATTGGCATGATTTCAATTTTAATTGGGACGAAAACGAGGCGAAGAAAACAGCCGTAGTAATTACGGTTACTTAGTAACTATATGTTATCGCAACATGTAACCGTCAAACACCTTGATACATAAGGGTTTTCGGTTGCTTTAGTTATTTAGTTACTATATATATATATTTATAAATAAATAAATAAATAAATATATATATATAGAGAGAG